TTTCAGAACATTGAAGTCACTTTTTGTTTTCTTAACAAGAAGAGACCAATGACTATGGTATCTCAACCACTTACTTTTTAGATTGGGGATTTTAAGGGATTCGATGTCGAGGGAAAGATCGTCAATGTGACTATCCTTCTCAGCCTCTTTTTGGAGTTCTTCTAAATTCATTCTATATTCACATCCTAATAATAAAAGCGAGCAGATTGGTTGGAACTTGCAGTTCTAAATTTTCTCACAGAGGAGACCCAAACAATGATTGTTCAAGTTCACCTTCTCTGCTCATAGTTATTTATAATACTTCAAATTCGTATAAATCATACTTGAATGTAACTGTGGCAGTCAGTTGTTCTGTATCTGTTGTCTGTGTATTGTATGTTAAACCACTAAGAGAAAGAGGGTAACAGTTTTTGAAATTAACTCTAACACTTGGATTATTTTTATTTGTTAAAATTGTCATTGTTGCGTCAGACATTAACCCTCTAGGGTTTCCAGATTTATTACCAGTTGGAGTTGCTAGAGAGGCATCTGCATCAACGGCCGTTGTAAATTGTTTGTTATTTTTTGGAAAACCAATTCCTGTCATCCAATTATGAATTTCACGATAATTGGATAAGTTTTCATTCACTAGAAATGTAACTTCCAGATCAGCAAAATCTAAAGTATCTCCCATGAATGAAATAGATTTGAATCTAGTATTCATTGATGCATCACCAGAAAATGATATGCCAGGGATATTTGCAGAAGTAACGAAATACTCTACATTTGGAATTTTTAATAGACTGAAACGAAATTGACTAGGACTTGCTAAGTCTATACTATCAGCCTGTCTTTGCAGTGGGTTAAATTCTACCATAGTTTTCTTCCTTTGTAGTATTTATAACGCCAAATAAAAAAAGGGAGAACCCGAAGGTTCTCCCAAGACTTGTTTACCAAGCTTCTTATTATGATTACATAATGTTGATAACTTGAACTCTTCTGTAGTAAACATTGTCGTTAGCAGTGATTGCACCACTTCTGACTGTAGCACCACCAGCAAATGGGTTGGCAGTAAGACCATAACGAGTCTTGAAACCAATCTTTGGCTGGAATGTGTTTTCACCAACCGCACGAACCATCTGTAGTGGAACATATGGGCAGTAGAAAATACCGGCGTCATAAGGAGAAGAACCCTTATAACCTACTACGAAGAACTGCTTGTCAGCAGAGTTTGCTGAGTATGGGTCGATAAACACTTTGTAGCGTCCGTTAAGAACACCAGCAAATGTGTTACCAGCATCGTCAACAGCAAGGTTGTTGTTGAGTGCAGGCGATGTATCAAGAACACCAGCCATCTGAAGTGCAGATGCAACATCAGAAGAACAGATGATCATGTTACCCTTACCTCTACGAGTTTGCTGAGCGATAACATTTGCTTCTCTCTCAACTTGGAACATAAGTCCTTTGAACTTCTCAACTGACCAACGGCCGTTTGAGTCAACATCCATGTCGAAGATACCAGTATTAGCAGTATCGTTCTGAGCACCGATTTTGGCAGAAGTGTAAACAGTTCTAACAACTTCTCTGTTGATTTCGTTTAGGATTTCGCCAGAAAGAATGTTAGCAAGTTCTGTTTCTGCATCTAGACCATGAATTGCTTTAAGGTCTTGTGCAAGTTCCATTGTATATTCTGCTTTAAGAGCTCTTGACTTTGCTTCCACTGAGTTCTTCTCAATTGAGAAAGACATTTCAGCGAAAGAGTTACTAGCAGAATCACCTAGTGCTTCTGCAGCAGCAGTTGTCATACCTGTACCACCAGTATATGTGCCTGGTGAACTATCGTTAAGAACAGCAGGGTTTGTACCAGCTTGTGTACCAGCACCTGAGAAGTCAGAATCGGCTTCGTTGTAGAAGGTTTCTGTGCCTGTCTGTGAAGAGTAACGAGAACGCATTGCAAAGATAAGTCCTGTTGGGCCAGTCATTGGCTGAACACCAGCAATATCATATGCAATTAGGTTTGGCATTGCTCTACGCACTAGTGAAATTAGGATCGGATCCCAATTATCAACAGAAGCGCCTGTTGCGTTAGTTGGTGCAGCTTCGCCGAGGAAGTGTCTGTCCTCACGAAGTGCTTTTTCTTGGTTTTCTAGGATAACTGTGGTTACAGCCTTACGATAAGAGTCTTTGATCTCTGGAAGATCTTTGTGCTCTAGGACTGGCTGCCACTTTTCCTGTAGATGTTCTGTTTGGAACATTTCTATTTCTCCTTGTTGAGTTTTCTAATAATATTTATAAAAATTAAGTTTTTGGAAGATAATTTTTTCCGCACCCTTAATCCTTAGCTCGCTTTACATTTTTGCTTATGGCAGCCATGTAAGCGGCCATTGCACCAGTTGTATCGAAAGACTCAGAACCGTCAGATTCAGTGTCTACAGATTCAGCGATAGTGGTTGCCTTTGGAAAATAACTTTCCTTAAGCGTGTCGAGTTTACCTCTAAAAGTATCTTCATCAGTAAAATCTACATCTTCTGCGAGAGACTTGAACTTCTCTACCTCTGTATCGGCGAGGTCAGAAGCAACTTCTGCAAAAACACTCTCACGAACCAATTGATTGTTCTGCTTCTTAATTGCAGCAGTCTTTTCAATTTGCTCATTGAGTTTCGCTTCTAGTTCTTCAATCTTTTCAGACTGTGTTCCTAGAATGTCATATTTCTCATCTGGAACATCAATATAATGCTCTTCAAATAGAGACTTGAGTCCAGAAATGAAATCTTCTGCGATTTCGCCTTTGAGACCACGCTCAATTGCGATTTCGTTTTCTTTCATCCACTCTTCTACGACATAGTTCATATATGCGTCAACCTTTTCAGTCAACTCATCACGAACTCTGTTGATTTCTTCAGCGATTTCTTGAGTTTTTGACATCTCAATTCTTTCGACTTCAGAACGAAGTTTAGATTTAACAGCGGCTTCAAAAATTGTAGCAGCTTTGTCTTTGAATTCTTCAGATAGTTCTTCACCTTCTGTAAGTGCAGAAACATCCTCAGATACATCTACAGATGCTAGTCTTTCATCAAGAGTAGATTCGTCAACTGACTCTTCTTCTTTCTCTTCTGAACTATAGCCTGACATCAATTTATCGTATGATGCTTTTAGTTCTGTTGCTTTCATGTTTTCCATTTTGTCATACATTGCCTGCAACATCTCTGATTTTGTCATACGAGCTTCTTCTAGTTCCTCGCCATCGTGATCGATTTGATCGCCAGCAGCAAGAGGTTCTTGGATTTTAGTAGCAGCAGGTTCACCGCCCTGTTCTCCGGCAGCACCTTTGGTTTGAGCATCAGAGGCCTTCTTAACTTTGTCTGCATTTTTATGCGAACCAGTTTCGGCGTCTACTGTCTCTTCTCCGGCACCACCCAAGTCTTGGACTTCACCCTCTACTTTTTCCATTGAATCACCTTTAGCAGCACCCTTTTTCGGGGCGTCCTGTGCAGCTTCTTCAAGCTCCGCAGCAACCTCTGCTTCTAGTTCCTCAATTGTCTTGTCTAGATCTGACATTGGGATTTTCTCCTTGAGTTGTTATCTTAACATATTTATAATGATTAAAGTTTTGACAAAAACTTTGCAAATGCAAGTGCGGAAACTTTATTGTTTCGGCGTCTTACACCTTCATTGATTTCATCTTTGATTTTCTGGATTTCTACTTCTTTGAGTAATCCATTATCCCACACCCATTCTTTACCTTCCATAATACCTTCAACGAAGGCTTGAGGTGCAGATGGGTCTGCAACAATATCTGCCGCAGTGGCAAGATAAAAATCATCTTTCACATAATTCGCACCGCTTCTAGACTCTAGTGAACCCATGCCTCTTGAAGAGACACCAAGTTTACCACCGTCCTTAATAAGTGCTTTCGCAATTTCCCCCATTGGAGTAGAGAGCAATTTCGCCTCACCAACAAAGTTCTTTCCATCAGCTTCCAGTTTTGTGATCATGTGCGATACTCTGTCAAGATTGACAGTAGGGCCTTCTGGATGTCCAAG